TTTGGCGAAGGCTTGGATACAGCACAATGCAGGAACATCCATTACTAACAGCCTAAACTACGCCAGTCTTACGGATGTTGGCACAGGAAATTACCGCCCAAACTACACAAACAATATGGCAAACAATGACTACGCAGCCGCTGGTTTTGCTGGCAACGCAAGCACTAGCGTATGTTCCGGCAACGAAATGAATGTAGCATATGTAGATACATTTTATCGTGTGGGAAGCACAGGTTCTGTTGCGGATGTTTCAGAAGCGCAGTTTATGGTTTTAGGAGACCTCGCATAATGGCTGGAAAAATTATAGCAGATACGCTGGAACACAGCACCGCAGGTAGCCTATCAACAGAATACGTTGTGAATGGTAGTGCGAAGGCGTGGGTGCGCTACAATGGAACAGGAACCGCAGCAATTAGTGACAGTTTTAACACAGCAAGCATTGCAGATAATGGAACAGGCGATTACACATTTGCTTTTTCGTCCTCAATGAATAATTCAAATTTTGCTTGTAATGCAACATCTAAAGAGGTGGATGGCAGTGCTGCTAATAACAATGGAACTGGTGCTATGCCATACAGTAATGCCACAGGTTCTTTTAGAGTATTGAATTTTTCGCCAGATGGTAATCCAAGAGACCCTGCGATTGGCAATACAAGCACAATGGGAGACCTCGCATAATGCAGACACCATCATTCAAAGGCACTCACCTGTTTGACCGCCTATGCTGGGCAAAGGAAAACCTAGAGGGTGTGCAGTCAGACTATCGGGTTGTCTATGAGGACAGCGTTGATGAGTGCGCTAAGATACTTGTACCTGACCCTAACTGGATGGCAGCAGCCCTACAAGGTGGCATACTCCCCCCTGTATGGGTGTATTGGGAACTGGCAAAGGACGAGGCGCAGCCTGACTTTAAGAAGCACACTCGTGGTTACTTGCTGCACAACACAGAACCTGTAGAAGCTATGACAGAAGAAGAGGCTATTGAGTACTTAATTCTCAAGGACTGCCCTGAGTCTGTCTGGAAAACGTATAATGAAGGTAACCGTCTAAAGATGGTTATCTGTAGAAAAGAACAACTACCTCAAACGAGAGAGTGGCGTAACGCTTGGAAGATTAGCGATGCCCTCTCTTTAACTGACCTTGCCGCATAGGAGAAATTAATGGTCAATACTTATATCGTAGATAAAGACGGTAATCAGGCAGATGCCTCAACCGTAACAGTACCAGCCAACCGTGATTTCCGTGGGGCTTGGGTACTCAATGGTGCAGTAATCTCAGAAGACATTGAGTCTGCACGTGAAATCTTTAAGGACAAAGTTCGTGAGGCTCGTAAGCCTCTGTTAGAAACTAAAGACGTAGAGTTAATGAAAGCACTAGAAACAGGTGCAGATACAACAGCTATTGCTGCTGCTAAGAACGCACTGCGTGATGCACCAGCGGCTGCTGCTATTGCTTCAGCGTCTACCATCACAGAACTTAAAGCTGCTTGGGATACTGCCACACTTGGTGACAATCCTTACGCATAAGGAAGGATTACACAAATGGCTTTATCTAAAATCATAGCAGAGGGCGTAGACCTTACTGACACCTTTGCGTTTACCGGCACTGTAACAGGTGCTGGTGAAATCACTGCGTCTAGCACTGCACCATCTGAGGGTGGGGCAGCTACGACTAATGTTGTGCAAGGGTTGGCGAAGGCTTGGGTTTTGGCTGGCAATAACGCTTCATTAGTTGACAGCTTTAATATAGCAAGTGGTGCAGATAATGGCAATGGCGACTATACATACACATTTACGTCTGCAATGAGTTCTGCAAACTTTGAGTCATCGGCTACCCCCTCTAACTGGGCAAAACGCTACGGACTTATTGCTACAAGAACCACAACAACAATTCAATTAAAGTTTTATGATGATTTTGATGCTCTGGCAGATGTTACCAATGGCATTGCAATTCACGGAGACCTAGCATAATGCCGTACATAGGAAAATCCCCAGTAGGCGGTGGGTTTCACAAGCTGGATAACCTGACTGCCTCTGCTACCGCTACCTACGCTCTTACGCTAGGTGGTGCAGCATACTATCCTGAGACTGCTAACCAACTGCTAGTCTCTCTCAACGGTGTTATCCAAGCTCCGCAAGACAGCTTCACAGTGTCAGGAAGCAACCTCATCTTTGACAGCGCACTGACAGCTAGCGACAGCATTGACTTTGTGGTTGCCTTGGGTGATGTGTTGGGTGTGCAGGGTGTTACTGATGGTGCTGTTAGTACCAATAAGATTGCCAATGGTGCAGTGACTGCTGCTAAGTTAGCGGCGGGTGTGCAGGGCGTTGCTGGTATTTCATCAAGCAGCACAAGTGGCACAGCGTTAAGCATTGATGCCAATAACATTGTGACTACACCAAGCAAACCAATGATGTCTGTTAGAGGGCAAAGCACTTCCGCATCAAACCCAGCAGTCTTTTCTACTTTTGTAGAAATAACAGGTTGGGCATCTACATCTGTAAACGTAGGTAACTGTTTACAAAATGGAAGATTTCGTGCGCCATTAACAGGTATTTATAGCTTGTCTGGTTTTAGCCACAGGGGTGCTGCCGCTAACTATCGCTTTTTTGGAATGTACCATTATGATGGAAGCACTTACACCGCAGTAGTAACAAATTATGCGAACGCTGATTACGATGAATACACAATCGGCAGTTCATTACTTTATCCTATGACAGCAGGTGATGAAATTCTTCTTGGTTGGGATAGCAGTTATACTAGCTGGTTAGCGGGAGAACAGC